TAGTAGTCCTTGCTGCGTTTGTTGGCACATACTGGTTATTTAACACAGGAACACTTTAATGGAATACTTACTTGACATGTACGTGCTTGCTACTTCACTGGTTACTGTCGCTAGTGTTATATGTAACTACACAGAGACTCCGAAGGATGACGAGTTTGTTGCTAAGGCTTACAAAATCCTAGAGCAGTTTGCTTTCTTAAACAACAAAGCTAAACAGTAAACAAGGACGTTATCATGGTAATGGAAGAGTCTACTAAAGACATACTAGACGTTGCTGCTGCATCTACAGCATTGATGTCACTAGCAGCTTGGTTACCACCTACAGCGTCTTTGCTGACTATTGTGTGGTTAGGTATTAGGATATACGAGTCAGATACTGTGCAAGGTATCCTGGGCAAGAACAAACCACTTGACAAATAGCTAAAAATAGTGTATAATATATGACTATATTGAATTCCTTGATAGCCCCTGTTACTAGCCTCTTAGATAAAGTCGTAGAGGATAAGGACAAGAAAAATGCTATAGCGTTTGAGTTAGCGACTATGGCAGAGAAACATGCACAGGAATTAGCTAAAGGCCAGTTAGAAGTCAACAAGACTGAAGCAGCACATAAGAGTTTATTTGTAGCAGGTTGGCGACCAGCTATAGGATGGATATGTGGACTAGCTCTTCTATATTCTACCATCTTAGCTCCTATTCTGGGTATATGGGTTACTGTTCCTCCTGTTGACAGCTCCTTGCTGACTAGTGTGTTAATGGGTATGTTAGGACTAGGCGCTATGCGTACAGTAGAAAAAACTAAAGGCGTACAGAGAGAACGATAATGGCAAGAGGCATTACATTAAGCACAGGACGCGCTTCAGGTTTCGACCTGCCCAGAGCTGAAGAAGAAGTTGTGTCTTTGGCTAGTTCTTTTGATACAGATAAAGAAACCTTTGAGTCTCGCCTACCTGTTAGAGAAGAAAAGCGTCCTACGTCTACCTCCTCTCCTTCCCTTACTTTAGCAGGTGTTCCTGAGTATGGCACACCTGAAGAGTCTTTAAATAATCTAGCATCTTTCGTAGAACAGCAACAAGGTCAGAGCAGTGCTCTAAGCGCAGCAGCCATAGAGTCTGGTGACTATAGCGGTATCAAAGGTGAAGACGTTAATAAGCTACGTCAAGACCCTCGTAATGTTAGAGACTACTACACAGAATCTGTAGATACAAACATTGTTGACTTTGTTGAAGATAACGACATACCGCTGTTTAAAGAAGTAAACGGTCAGAAGCTATACTTAAACACAGGCACTTTTGGTTCTATTGCTGGAATAGCTAAAGAAGGTAGTGATGTTGTTTACCAGTCTTATGGCCCTGTAGGTACTTACTCTACAGTAGCTGTTCCTCAAGATACAAGCATTGCAGGAGCTTTCCCTCCTATTGTTAGAACGGCTCTTGCTATCTACACTGGTGGAGCTTCAGAAGCGGTGTTGTCAGCAGCAAACGCATTAGCGGGAGAAACTTTAACTACACAAGACTGGTTAAACTTAGCAGCAGGTTCAGTTCAATTATACAACGAAGTTTCAGGCGGTTTTACATCATCAAGCGGTTCCCCTATTGCTCCTTCTTCCAGAACATTATCAGAGATGGCGGAAGCAGGTGATATAATATCTCTTACGGTTGGTGGTTATGGCATAGTTGATGATGTTTTAGAAGACGATGATTCAGCAGCAGTCAGAGCAGCTATAGAAGCAGCAGAGCAAGCTGAAAGAGATGCGGAAGCTAAAAGACAAGCAGAAGCATCTGCTAGAGCAGCAGCAGAAGCTGAAGCTAAAAGAGCAGCAGAGGAATCCGCTAGAGCAGCAGCAGAGGCTAAGCGTAGAGAAGAAGAACAAGCAGCAGCAGAGGCCGCTAGAGCAGCAGCACAGGCCGCAGCAGATCAAGCTGAAGAAGACCGCATAGCAGCAGAAAGAGCAGCACAAGCGGAAGCAGACGCAGCAGCAGCTTTAGAGCAAGAAAGACTTGCTAAAGAGGCTGAGGCAGAACGTCAACGTCAACAGCAAATAGCTGACGAGCAAGCTGAAGCGGCTAGAGTTGCTGAAGAAGCTAGAATAGCTGCTGAGAGAGCAGCACAAGCTGAGGCAGAAAGACAAGCAGCAGCGGAAGCAGAGGCTCAACGTAGGGCAGAGGCTGCTAGAGTTGCTGAAGAACAGGCAGAGGCTGCTAGAGTTGCTGAAGAAGCTAGAGTTGCTAAAGAACAGGCAGAGGCTGCTAGAGTTGCTGAGGAAGCTCGTAGAACAGCACAAGAAGCTGCTGACAGGGCTGAGAAAGAACGTGTAGCAGCAGAAGCAAGAGCTAAAGAAGAAGAAGACGCAGCAACAGCGTTAGAGCAAGAGAGACTTGCTAAAGAAGCTGAAGCAGAACGAGTACGTCAACAAGAACTAGCAGATAAAGCTGAAGCAGAGCGCATAGCAGCAGAGCAAGCTGAAGCAGACAGATTAGCCGCTGAAGCTGAAGCTAAAAGACAGACTGAAGTTACTGTTACTGATGAGGAAGGAGAAGTAGTAGATGTTACTGGCAGTGGCTTAGAGACTACTAGAGTAGGGGAAGGAGTCGATGCTGAGTTTGAAGAAGTAGATATTACTGCTGATGATCCAGAAGTAGACATAGAGCAACCTGAAGTAGAACAACCTGAACAACAGCCCGTACAACAACCTTCAGATTCTACTGGCGGTGGCGGTGGAGGCGGCGGCGGTGCTGATACTGGCGGTGGTGAAACTGGCGCAGGTTCTTCAGGCACTGGAATACCAGAAGAAGGCTCAGGTATACCAGGCACTTCAGGTTCTGGTGGTATTGCTCAGGAAGAAGGATACGACCCTGATCTGACAGACACAATGAGCGTTCCTAATCCTGATTTTGATCCAGAATCTAGGGATGTTTTATTACAGAGACAAATCTATGACATGATTCTAAACGAGACAGACCCTGTTCTTAGGGAGCGTTTAGAGCAAGAATACGAAAGGATGGGTGGCAACCACCTAGAAGAAGTTAGAGCTGGTGTCCCTAGAGAAGAAGTATATGCTGATTATCCTCCTGAGTACATAGAAGTTCCTTACGAAGAAGCTACGTTAGATGAAGAAACTTTTGAGGCTCGTTATCCTGATGGCTGGGTAGGCGGTTCTTTTGATACTGTAGATGCTAATAAAGACGGTGTTATCTCTGAAACTGAGCTGTATGACTATGAGCATAACAGGGGAAGTGGCCAAGGAGGAGAACCTTCTGACATTATTAAAGCAATCTTAGACGCTTTAAGATTAGCAGTGGACACTCCTGATCCCTCTACAGGTCTTCCTACAGATACTACAGTAGAAGTAGGTACGGCTGCTGGCTCTACTGATCCTGCTGTAGGAACAGGACAAGACCCATCTACTGATCTTTCTACAGGCATTCCTTCTGATACTGCGGCTACTGGTGGCACTACAGGCGCTGGAGGTGCTGGTGTAGGTACTGATGAAGGAGGAGGCGCTGGTGGCGGCACTACAGGCGGTGGCGCAGGTTCTGGAGAAGCAGAGGCAGGCGCAGGTGCAGGAGAAGGAGAAGGAACCGGAGAAGGCAGCGGCACAGGAGAAGGCTCTGGGACTGGGACAGGAACTGGAGAAGGTTCTGGTGACGGAGCAGGCACAGGCAGCGGTACTGGAAGCGGTAGTGGTTCAGGTTCTGGAGGAGGATCAGGCAGCGGCCTAGGAACAGGTATAGGAGCTGGTAGCGGTACACGCACTACAGACTCTCTCTTCGGTGACATGCTACAGTTATCAACACAAATAGGAGATACACAAGAACTTCTTAAGCCTTTTACTTTTGTTCCTGTTTCTTCAATACAACAAGCACCACAGTTACGCACTAGACCTCCGGGCATGCTGACTAATAGCACTTTACTACAAAGGTATAGACAATAATGACATACTTACAATTAGTCAACAGCGTATTGCGTAGACTTAGAGAAGATGAAGTAACATCAGTTTCTCAGAACAGCTACTCTAAACTTATTGGAGAGTTTGTTAACGATGCTAAACGCACCGTAGAAGATGCTTATGACTGGACAGCTCTGCGTACTACACTGACTGTAACCACAGACGTTACAACCTTTAACTATGTGTTGACTGGCTCACAGAACAGGATGAAGCTGTTAGACGTTATCAACGACACCTCAGACTTCTTCATGCAGTACCGCCCTTCTCGCTGGATGGACAACGCTTTCTTGATTGAGACACCTCCTCTAGGGTCTCCACAGTTCTACAGTTTCAACGGTGTTAACGCTGCTGGTGATAACGCTGTGGACATCTACCCCAAGCCTGACGGTGTGTATCAATTAAGGTTTAACGTGGTACTACGTACAGCAGACTTTACAGAAGATACAGAGACTCTGGCAGTGCCTTCATCACCTGTTGTGCAGATTGCTACAGCACTAGGTGCTAGAGAGCGTGGAGAGACTGGTGGTACAAGTGCAGCAGAGTTGTTTGGGCTTGCTGACAGAACATTGTCTGACGCTATTGCTATTGATGCGTCACAACATCCTGAAGAAACTATCTGGTATTCTTAATGGCTCAACAACTACAAAACATTACAATATCTGCTCCGGGCTTTGCTGGTCTTAATACACAGGACTCACCCATTGGTGTTGATCCCTCGTTTGCTGCTGTTGCAGACAACTGTGTTATTGATCAGCTAGGTCGTATTGGTGCGCGTAAGGGCTGGGAAGAGGTTTCTACTAACGGCTCTTCTGTACTAGGCAGTAGCCGTGGTATAGAAACCATGTACGAGTTTATTGATAACTCTGGCGATAAGTATGTCATATCAGCAGGTAACAATAAAATCTTTACAGGAACTACCACGTTAACAGACGCTACGCCTACTGGGTACACGCCTACAGCTAACAACTGGAAGACAGTAACACTAAATAATCATGTTTACTTGTTCCAAAGAGGTAATGAGCCTTTACTAGCTACAGACGAGTCAGGTTCTTTTGTGTTGGAAGAGATGTCAGCTCACAGCCACAGCACTGGTACTCCTCCGTATGGCAACGAAGTTTTAGCAGCCTATGGTAGACTCTGGGTAGCGGATGTTACAGGTAACAAGCACACTGTCTATTGGTCTGATACACTTAACGGACATCATTGGACAGGTGGTACGTCAGGCTCGCTGAATGTAACTACTGTATGGCCTACAGGCTTTGACGAGATAACGGCTCTGGCGGCCCACAATGGCTTCCTAATCATCTTTGGCAAGAAGTCTATACTGGTGTACTCAGGAGCCTCTTCACCGGCTACTATGACGCTTACAGACACCATAGAAGGCGTTGGCTGCATAGCTCGTGACTCAGTACAGCACACAGGCACTGACATCATCTTCTTGTCTGAGACAGGTGTACGTAGCTTTGGCAGGACTATACAAGAGAAGTCTATGCCTATGCGTGACATCAGCAAGAATGTACGCACAGACTTGTTGTCTTTGATTTCTTTACAGACTAACCCCATCAAGTCACTGTACAGCTCTGAAGAAGCCTTCTACCTGTTAACACTTCCTGACAGCAACACTGTGTACTGCTTTGACATGCGTAGAGCGTTAGAGGATGGCTCACACAGGGCTACTACGTGGTCAGGTATGTACCCTCTGTCCTTTGCTGTACTGGAAGATGGTGAGATATACATAGGCATCTCTTCAGGCATTGTTGAGTACAAGGACTATATGGATGGTACGAACAAGTACGAGATGCGATACTTCAGTAACCCTATGGACTTTGGTAACACATCTAACCTGAAGTTCCTGAAGAAGTTTAACTTGACTATCATTGGTGGTCAGAACACACCTACTACTCTTAACTGGGGTTATGACTACACAGCTAACTACACTAAGCAAGCTTTTACATTTGCTTCTAGCAACATAGCTGAGTACGGGATAGCTGAGTACAATACCACAGGCGAGTACACATCTTCTATCCTTATCAACACACCAAAGGTTAACACCAGCGGTAGCGGTGAAGTAGTAACCATCGGCATAGAAGCAGAAGTAAACGGTGCTGCTTTCTCAATTCAAAAAATCGACATACATGCTCTACTAGGGAGACTTATCTAAATGTCTAATTACACTAAGACAACTAACTTTGCTACAAAGGATTCTCTCCCTTCAGGCAATGCTGCGAAGATTGTGAGAGGAACAGAGATAGACACTGAGTTTAACAACATAGCGACAGCCAGTGCTACTAAGGCTAACTCAGCTGATCCTACATTTACTGGTACTGTAACAGCCGCTACCGTAAACGTAACAGGCACACTAACGGCTGACACAATTACTGGAGGGTCTTACTAATGGGTGCTATGGGTGGTGGAATAACAAGTGATCAAGCATCAAGCGGCATTTTAAACAGTGCCTTTGACTTTTTAGGTAGTGATGCTTTTAGTCAAGCACTACGTACAGGTGGTCAGTATTACTTAGGCCAAGAAAACATTAAGGGAGCACAACAGCTAGGCCGCGAGACTCAAGCAGGTGCTCAAGCTTTAGCTCAAGAAGCACGGGCAGGCACAGAGTTTAGACCCTACACTGTTACAAGTGGCCTAGCTAACATAGCTACTACTCCTGAAGGTGGGTTTGGTATAAACCTATCTCCAGAACAACAGGCTTTACAGGCGCAGCTACAGGGACTTACAGGAGCAGCAGCAGGCTCTATAGGTGGTGGGTATGACCCCAGAGCTGGTCAGATAGGTGGTGCAGCTTATAGTCAAGCACAGCAACAGCTAGGGCAAGTAGGTGCTATTGATCCTTCTATTGCAGCTCAACGTGGCGCAGTAGGTGGACTGTTTGGTCAGACACTGGGTCAAATGGGTCAGCCTACAGGCTTGGAGGGCATTACTCAAGCAGGTCTTGGAGGTGCTCAAGCACAGCTAGGAAGAGCTGGTCAACCTGCTGACATTGAAGCTTTACGTTCTCAATACGCAGGACTTGCGGGAGCTGCTGGTCAAGGTTTGTTAGCATCTCCTGAAGCTCGACAAGCTGATATTTACGAAGCTATTAGAGCCACACAGACACCAGAGGAACAGCGTCAGCGTCTGGCTACAGAAGAGCGTTTACTTGCTCAAGGTCGCTTAGGACTGTCCTCTGCTGCTTATGGTGGTGCATCTCCTGAGCTGCTGGCACAAGAGACTGCCCGTCAGGAAGCTATGGCTCGTGCTGGTCTATCTGCTCGACAGCAGGCATTGGCAGAACAACAACAAGAAATGGCTACAGCTACGGGATTAACAGGACTAGCCTCTAATTTAGCTGGACTTTCTTCAGACTTAGAAACAGCAGGAATAGGACGAGGCACTACACTCGCAGGCTTAGGTCTGCAAGGCGCACAAGCAGGTCGTGGGTTCGAGCAGCAAGACTTAGCTAATCTTCTACAACTACAACAATCAGACATCAGTGCCGCAGGACAGCAGCAGGCTCTACAGCAAGGGCGCTTGGGTCTAGGCACAGGTTTGTTCGGATTAGGTACACAAGCATCTCAGTTGCCTTCACAGCTACAAGGGGCTGACATAGCTAATCTTCAGCAAATGATGGCAGCTGGTTACTTACCACAGCAGCAAGCGTTGTCTATGCTGTCTGCTAGTCAAGTACCTGCTGGTTTTGCTGATGTTGGTCGTAGGACTGGTACTGAACTGGCTACACAGATGGGTCTGGGTGGCTTGGAAGCAAGACTACAAGCGGAAGACTTAGCTAATCGTCTACAGCTACAGCAAGGGGAAGCAATCTTAGGTTCTTTGTTTGGTCAACAAGCTACAGCTCAAGAGCAAATACTTAATAGAATACTTAATCCTGATGGTGCTGCTTTAGAAGGCATGGAGGGTTTACTTACTGGTGGTCTTGAATGGTTAGCAGGTAAATTTTAATTTTAAGGAGATAAGATAATGGCTAGAACAGATATTGCAGGACTCCTTACGGGCATGCCTAGCAGCCGTCCCGATCCTATGGGAATGGGTATTAACTCAGAGCAGCAAAGGTTAGCTTTTGGCGCACAACGTGCCGAAGGTTTACAGCGTGGTATGCGAGGCTTAATGGGTGGAGATACTAGGACTCCAGCAGAGCAACTACAGATGGCTATGGCTCAATTAGACTTAAGCAAGCCAGAGGACTTACGTAAACTGGCAGGTATACAACAAGCTACTGGTGACTTGACTGGCGCAGCTAAGACTGCGGCGGGTATACGTGAGTTAGAACTTGAGGGAAAAACAAGGACTGCTATATCCGATGCTTTGATTAAATTAGGAGACCTTGAGAACGGTCAACGAGTTCTTGATAAGACACTATCTCCTGCTGCTGGACAACAGTTACTTTTTAGTTTACAAGCTGCTGACCGTAAATTAAAAGCTGAACAAGCAGAAGCCGCTGCTAAACTTCCTGTTACAATTAAAACACAAGAAAAAGTTTTAAAAGCACTAGGTATCCCTGAAGATAATCCTATCTGGGCAGAAGTTAGGGCAGCAGACCTAGAGGAAATGTCTATTACAGAGTTCACGTCTTTAGCTAAGACCCTTAAGCCCGACCCAAATGTAACACGCGAGTCTTCTACAAAGTATGTCTTACCAGACGGTACAACAGTGTGGGCTGCTGAAACTAAAATAGGTGATAATCCTCAACAGTTAATGTATGTTTCAGACGTTAACGAGGATGGTACAAAACAATATAGTGCTTTACCTACAGACGCTACAAAATATGTTAGACCGCAAGACAAGACAGTCCCTAAAAATACTAAAAGAGATGAAGAGAGCGCGTCTACTAAGCTGACTACTGCTGGGAAACGATCAGGTTTTGACAACTCTGCTTGGAACAGCTTATCGCCGTTTGAACAGTTAGTTTTAAGTCAAG